GGTCCAATAACTGACGCAAGTACGTATCAACAAGCTAAGTCTTTTTCTGAAAGCATTTCTAAAGGTTCAGTAAAAGCTAAGCATGGTGAACCAAAACCAGCGGAAAGTAAAAGCATTATATAATCCCCTCGGGGTATGTGCACAGTGCGGACCGTTAGGGAGACTGACCGGTCCGCATCGACAGGATAACTATGAGCGAAAAGTATATAAAATTTTTTGAGGGATTTGTTTTGGCCTATGGTGTAGCAGATATGTCTACATTAAAGGTTGACCCAGAAAGCAAAAAGCAAAAACCTATTTACCGATGGAACGATGAACCTCTAACAAAAGAGGTATATCTTAATCATTTAGCAGGCACACAATCTATTGGTGTTCAACCATGTAATGAAGAATCAGAGGCAAGGTTTGGTGTAATAGATGTAGACCCTAAAAACTATAGTGACTTTGATAAAAAATTTTTTATAGACATAATACAAAATTACAAATTACCGTTAATACCAATATTATCTAAAAGCGGTGGATTGCATTTATATTTATTTATGAATAGTTTTGTGTCTGCAGATTTAATTAAATCATTTTTAAGCAATTTATTGCCTTTATTTAAATTAAAACCAGACTGTGAAATATTTCCTAAACAAACACAATTAACAAAAGATAGCGATACGGGACAATTAAACAAAGGTAATTTTATTAATTTACCTTACTTTAAAAAGTCTGAGAGGTTAGCAATAAACCTAGATGGTAAACCTTTTACATTTGATCAATTTATATCAGTGGTAGAAAGTAATACAGTCAGTGCAGAGGATTTAAAAATTATTACAGAAAGCATAGAACAAAAAGATTTAGAAGGTGTCGATGAAGAATTTGACGATGGACCACCATGTCTAGCACATCTTAGCAAGATAATGAGAAATCCAGGGTTCGATGGCAAGGACAGATTTATGTATAATTATCATGTGTTTGTGAAGATGAAGTACCCAGATAGCTGGCAACAGAAGGTCATGAATGCACCAGTTAAATATTTTGAACCTGTACATGCAAATGCGTGGGACAAGCAGGCATTGAATGCAAAAGTTAGGTCATGGTCAAAACAATTTAAAGGTTACACTTGCACACAAAGTCCTATTAGCGACCATTGTAAAAAAGGTATTTGTGTAAAAAAGAAACATGGAATTTTAGCAGGATCTAAAGGTGCATATCCAGTGCTAACTAATTTAAAAAAAATAGATCTTGATCCAGAACCAGAATATGAATTTGATGTAACTAAACCAGATGGTATTGGTACAGCTACGGTACACTGTAAGACAGTAGAACATGTTAACGATCAGCGTAAACGCAGGAATGCAATAGCTAAAGCTGCAGGATTTCCACCACCAATTATAAAAGCAGATGAAGATCAAATGGTATTAGAAGTTTTGTATGGCACCCAAACTATTACACATCCACCAGTAGGGACATCACCTAAAGAAAAATTACATGATGTAATACATGCAAAAATTAATGGACCTAAAGCTATGAATGACGCTGCATTTAAATCTGGTACAGTATTAATAGAAGAAGGTATGGCTTACTTTAAATTTGAAAAGTTTTATGATAAGCTTAGATCTAAAAATTGGAAACATACAGAAGATAAGACAGGTGTCATGATGAAAGTAAATTATAAAAAATGTAATATAGAATTTTTAGAACAGAAAAGATTTCCTACAAAAGAAAAAGGTAAATATAATACACCTACCAAGAATGTAGTATCAATTAGTATAGAAGAGTTTGAAGATATACAAATTAACCACACAAAAATAAAACACAATACGGAGATTATGTAATGATTAGAAAAATATACGGGCCTCCGGGAACAGGGAAAACAACTAGACTCATTAACTATGTACGGACTTTAGTTAAATTTGGTACACCAATAGACAAGATAGGTTACTTTGCATTTACAAAGAAAGCTGCAGAAGAAGCTATCGATAGAACTCTAGATCTGTATCCAAAATATAATCAAAAAGATTTAAAATATTTTAGAACTTTACACTCATTAGCTTTTACAGAACTGGGTATGAAAAAAAGTAATGTAATGCAAGACGAACACTATGAAGACATAGGTCGTAAACTAGGAATAGAGGTTACAGTTTATTCTAATGGCGAAGAGAAAACCGGGTTTGTAGATTCGGATAGTGAATACTTTAACATAATTAATGCAGCAAGGATCAAAGGTATTACAATAGAAGAAGAATATAATACTGACATGTATTCACAAGACATAGACAAACACATGTTACAAATTTTAAAAGACGAAGTAGATAATTATAAGGCAGCATATGGCCTGGTAGATTTTACAGATATGATTGAAAAATTTAATGTGTCCAAATTGTGTCCAAAATATGACGTAGTATTTATTGATGAAGCACAGGATTTGTCACCAATACAGTGGAAAATGTACGATATACTTAAGAAAAACTCTAAACATGTTATCTTAGCCGGTGACGACGATCAAGCAATTTATGGTTGGGCTGGTGCAGATGTTGCAAGGTTTCAAAGCGAGCCTGCAAAAGACATTATATTGCCACAATCGTACAGAATTCCTGGAGCTGTGCAGGACATAGCTAATTGTATTTTAAATAGAATACCAGATCATAGAAGAATTAAAAAACAATGGTCACCAAGACCAGAGAAGGGTTATGTAGAGTATGTAACTTCAATAGAAGACCTACCGTTATACTCAGGTGACTGGCTAATACTTGCAAGAACTAATGACAAACTTAAAAGAATGACACCAGACCTAAAAGATATGGGGTTATATTTTGAAATAAAAGGTAGAAAAAGTTACAGGACTAGATTGTATAAGTCAATACAAGATTACACACGTTGGACCAATGGTAATAAATTATCTTTGTCTGAGATAAAAGATTTGTTTGAATTTTTAGAAGAAGAGGTGCCTACAGAAGAGATAATGTATGATTTGTCTAAATGGGGTTATTCTAAAACTCAAAGGTGGTTTGAGGTATTTAAAGCTGACCCCGAAGAATGTTTATACATTAGAGAAATGATGCGTAATGGAGAAAAATTATACGAAGATCCAAGAATTAAACTATCAACCATACATGCAGCCAAAGGTGGTGAAGCTACAAATGTTTTAATTATTTTAGATAACACTAAAAAAATAAGAGAAGCTACAGAAAATAATCTAGACAAACAAGACGAAGAACATAGAGTTTGGTACGTAGGTGTAACTCGTGCAAAACAAAACTTATATATAATGACAGCAAAAAGGGAGGACAGAGGTTATGACATCTAAAGTTTGGGACAAACAAATTGCAGGATCACACTACCAAAAATATAAGATACAGCCAAGCAAGTTTGTAGTAGAGAACGAATTGCTATATCCTGAAGGTTGTGCTATAAAGTACATAGTGAGACATCGCGATAAAGGAAAAAAACAAGATTTAGAAAAAGCAATACATTTTATAGAAATGATAATTGAAAGGGATTATGGAACCAAATAATCATATACCATTTTACATGGGGCTTTTTACATGCCTACTGATTTTTTGTTACTTGACATTATGAAAAATAAAAATGGAAGTATAATTAAAAAAACAATTGAGATTAATAAACATAAATTTAATCTAGAAATATATCCAAAACTAGTCGATTGGGAAATATTTCCACACAATTACGATGCTGCTTTGTATGCATTCAGCAACAAAGATAAATTAAAAAAAAAAATAGAAACTAACTACGTATATCAAAAGGAAATAAAATGAAGATACCTACATTTAGCGCACAAACAGAATGGGTGATACCAACAGAATTTCCTGACCTAAGACAGGTTGACGAAATTGCAATTGACTTAGAAACAAGAGATCCCGACTTAATTAAAAAAGGATCTGGTGCAATCATTGGTAATGGAGAAGTTATAGGAATAGCTGTAGCTACTGCACATTACAAAGGATACTTCCCTATTGCACACGAAGGTGGTGGTAATATGGATCGTAAAAAAGTTTTAGAATGGTTTCAAGATATTCTTAAAACAGATTCTATAAAAATATTTCACAACGCAATGTATGATGTATGTTGGATTAAAGCTATGGGTTTGACTATCAATGGTATGATTGTTGATACAATGATAGCTGCAGCTGTGACTGATGAAAATAGATTTAGATATG